ACTTTATCTTTGCATTGTAATTTTGAAACAAAGATATAAATAAATATATTAAGAATAAAATTTTTGCCACTTAAAATTACATAGGGTGTTCAGTTTTTAGGCTGACACGTGGTTCGAGTCCACGACACCCACAAGAGGCACACTTACTTGTGTCGGTTCTCCAGCCTGATGGGGCTGTAAGTTGCAGGCTAAAAACCACATAGCAACGATGCAGAGGTCAATCGCAGAAGCAAGCAGCCTACAATGGTAGGTCGAAGCAAGCAGCGAGGAAGAAAGTAATAAAAGTTAGGAAAAATAGGCTGGTGTCGTTGGATTCGGCAGCATAGTGCGAAGTGTAGTAACACGAACAAATGGTAGTACATTAACCAGCCACAATTAATAATAAACAAAATAAAAAGAAAAAATATGGATACAGAAGAAAAAAAGAAATTTGACGATTTAGAAGTAGAAAATGCTGCACTAAGAGCCAGCATTGACAAACTGGAGAGAGAATTGCGAGAAGCTCGCAATATGACAGCACAGTATCGCAAGTGGTGGGAGTGCGAATGTCAGCGAGTTATCAGCATAAAGGAAGATGTTGAGGCGTCTGTAAATCTTTTCAGAAGAATACAGAAAAGATGGTAAAATAAAAAATAAAGAAAATATGAAAGAAAAAAAATACATATACGGGGAAAAGAAAAAGCCTATTTCATCTACTTTAAAGAAAATGAAAGTGGGCGATGTAGAGAGATACCCTATAGAGAGAATGGGGTCTGTACGTGTTACGGCGTACCAAATTGCCACACAGATGAGAAGAGAAAAGGTCGTTTTCTCTGTTATTCCACGTGGTTTACACGTTGATGTAACACGGATAAAATAAATGGGTAGCGAGGAAAAATTACTTGCTATAATGCGAGTAATGAATAATAAGTTTTTCGGCTTTCGTTTCAGTGAAAAGATAGTTGGTGGGCGTACTCGTTTAGAGAGGCTCATTACGGCAGGAAAGATACGAGCCGAAAAAGGTAATAAAGAGTGCCAGCACGGCAAATGGCTGATAAATGCAGCTGACGTGTTGAGGCACGCAAAAGTGAAGTAATTATGAAGAATATAAAATATAAGGTGATAAATTGGCTGGAGAGAAAAAACGAAATGTACTCTACGATGATAGAGGAAGATATAACGAATAGAAATGTTATTTTGTATAACATTGTTGTTGTACTCTTCCTTTGTGGAGTACTTATAGCGGAGCAGCACCCCTGTGTAGGATTGTCAGCTATTACGGTGGCAGCCTTACTGGTAAAGAGTTGCAGGAAAGGATAACATACTCTTATTATCAATATTATTATTTTTGTGTTACTCTTTTTGTTTCGTTGCGAAACGAGGCAAAAAGGAATATTTAAATGTACTTAGGTTCTTTTTTTAGTGATTTCATAAGGAGAGTACAGCAGGGTTGCGAGCAAGTGATTGTTTATGGGGTTCGATACCCCCGTACTCACGAATTTTTAATTTTTAGATATGAAAGACAATAATTTTAATTTTAGAACTTTAAAAGCTGACGAAATAGAGTGCCGTGTAGGTACTGTCAGCGAGGGTAAAGGCGTATCTTTACTAATGTACAAGAACGCCCGAGTAGATATGCAGCTACTCGATGAAGTTGTGGGGGCGGAGAATTGGAAACGCAGCCACGAAGTAGTAAATGGTAACTTGTTCTGTACGGTAAGCATACGTACAGATAATGGCGAATGGGTGTCAAAACAAGATGTTGGTACGGAAAGCAACACAGAGAAAGAGAAAGGACAGGCGTCTGATGCTTTTAAGCGTGCGTGCTTTAATTGGGGCATAGGGCGTGAGTTATACACGTGTCCTTTTGTGTGGGTATCGTTGAATGCTGACGAATGGCGTTCAGGGTTCAATGGCAAGCAACAGCCAAAAACACGCTTTAGTGTTGATTCTATTGAATACGATGAGGCACGTAGGGTGTCTTATTTGTCTGTAAAAGATGATAAAGGAAAGGTGCGCTATGAGTACGGCACGCCAAAGGCAGCGATAAATTACAAGATGGAGGCTATTGACCAAGTCAAACGGACGAAAAGCCGCAAAGAGTTGGAAGAAATCTACAATCAATATAAAGATTTTAAAAACGATAAAGAATTTATAGCAGCTTGTCAAGAACAAACTAAAACTTTTAATAAAACGGCATAATATATGAAAAAAATATTATCAGAAGAGTTTCAAAACGAACTTGTAGAAAATTTAATAGAGGCTGGTATTTCGGAATACGAGGCAAAATCTCTTTGTAACAAAAGATACAAAGAGGAATTAAAAAAAGGAGCGTTGGAAATCTTAAACAAGATAATTAATTTTATCAAAGAAGATAAAATTAAAGAAGCGGAAGGTATGCTTGCGCTTTCTCCAGCTGGAGACGGCTACGGATTTGATAATTATTTTATAGACTTTTCGTCGTTATTTCCCGAACACGATGAATGTTTTTCAAGTATAGATATTAGAGATGTTTTGCGTAAATTAAAAGATAATGAAGAGTAACAACTTAAAAGAAAGCTCCGTAATATTCAATGAAACGGAGCATACGTACACACTTAACGGTAAAAAGTTAGGCGGTGTTACAGCCATTGTAAAATGGCTATTTCCTGATACGTATACAGATATTCCCGAAGCTGTGTTAATGAAAGCAGCGGCACACGGCAGCTTAATTCATAGCAAGTGCGAGTTATACGATACTTGCGGTTTAGGCGATGATTTACCCGAAGTTCAGGAATACATAAGACTAAAAGCAGAAAACAGCCTTATAACGGAGGCTAACGAGTACTTAGTAGATGATGGAAAAGACATTGCATCAAGTATTGATGTTGTCTTTGCTAAAGATGAGGACGGTTGTTACCCACTTGCAGATATTAAAACAACAAGTAAGATACACGTAGATAACGTAACGTTACAATTATCTATTTATGCTTATCTCTTTGAACTTTGCAACAAAGGAAAGAAAGCAGGCAAGCTGTATGTGATATGGCTACCTAAAGAGAAATACGGAAAAGCGGAGCTTATGGAGCTAAAGAGAGTGCCAACGGCTGCTTGTAAGAAAATAATAAAGGCATATCTTGCAAAAGAAGATAGCACACCGTATAGGGTTAAATATTTTGGTTCTGAAACGAAAGAAGAAAGCGTAAAGAATACAGAAATAGAACCTATAGAAGAGGCTTTGCCTGTAAGTCTTAAAGATGCTGAAAATGAAATTATAAAGCTGGAAACGGCAATAAAAGAGTTGGAGGCAAAACAAAAGGAAATGAAAGTAGGTTTACTCTCTCTTATGGTAGAACATAACGTTAAGAAGTGGAGCAGCGAACGTCTGACGATAACACGAAAGTTGGACGGTACGAGGGAGAGTTTAGATACGGCAAAACTAAAGAAAGAGTACCCCGATATATATGCGGAGTGCGTAAAGGTATCACCGACTAAAGGTAGTATAACGATAAAAGTATTATAAAGATGGCAAGATGTAAAAATAGAATTAGTCTCATTGGTACTGTTGGTAAGGACGTAGAGGCAAGGCAGACACAGCAGGGGTTGTGGTATGCAAGAATTAGCCTCGCAACGAGTACAGGAGGCTACAAAAAGAAAGACGGTACGGACGTTCCAGAGGTAACACAATGGCATAGCGTGTGTGTATGGCGTGCTAATGCACAATACGCAGGACAGTATGTAAAGAAAGGAATGCGTATAGCGGTAGATGGTGTGCTTACTTATAATAAGTACACCGACAAGCAAGGTGTAGAGAGAATTTCGGCAGAAATAATTGCAGAAGATTTGTACGTATTTAATTTAAAGCAAAACACGCAACAGACTACACAGCAGCCTGTGCAGCCACAGCCGATGCAATCTCAACCAACACAAGCAGCTCAACCAACACAAGTAAATAATTACCAACAGCAAGGCGCACCTTTCCCGCCTCCAACTGATGATGATTTGCCGTTTTAAATGAAAACTATTTATATGAAAAAAGAAGGTGGTCGAGTGTCGTTAAGTGCGAAACTCGCCTACCTATTCTCTACTCTTTCTAATGGTAGCTACACGATAACAGTAAAGAGAACAAGAGAAAAGCGCACCATAAATCAAAACGCTTTGATGTGGGCGTGGTTTGCTTGTATCGAAGAAAACACAGGAACGAGCAAGGACGATATTTATATGTATTATTGCAAGAAATTCCTTTCACGTGTTGTGTGCGTGAATAACAAGGAAGAAAAGATATACAGAACATCGTCTATGTTGTCCACTGTTGAAATGTCGGAGTTTATGACGAAAATACAGGCAGATGCAGGTAGCGAATTAGGGATAACGCTACCTATACCCGATGATAGGTATTTTGAGGAATTTTACGAACAATATAAAAGATGAAGATAAAGAAAATTCAACTAACAAAAACGAATACACTAAACGTGGTGTATTCAAATGGCGATGGCGACACTATTAATATGATAGGCGCAAATATTGTCCACAGAGATTTAAAAGAGGCTGTAAAGGAATTAGTACCACACTTGGTACATTTAACCGAACAGAAAGAAAGTAAATACACTCTTATTGAATTGCAGGCGCAAAGAGATATAGAAATAGATAGTGTATTTACACGTATCAATGTAGAGAGTATCTGCATTGATGGTAACAACGTATCGTTAGGAGGCACGAGGATATTAGATAGAGGCGATGTTATACGTCTTTCATCGCCAAAGATAAATACTACTGATGACGAGAATTATCCGTATTTATCCGAATTATCTCTTGCCGTTGAGGCTGTGAAATGCGAAGCGGAGCAGTACGTCAAAGAGAAGAAATGGGGACTAAAGGAAGAAAGTTTGAAATTTGAAGATGATAACCCATTTAGTGGCGACGTAAAGCCTGACGAAGTGCCACAAGTTACAGTAGAAGTGGTACACGGAGGAAAGAAAAAGAACAAGAAAGAAAAGAAAGCCGTATAATGAAACCAAATATTTTGCGATACACATTAACACCTAACTGTTACAAGGTCGAATTTGAGTATCGTCCGATGTTGGTAGAATGTACAAAGAGGATTCCATCGGCAAGGTATAGGGCTGACGGAAGATTTTGGGAGGTCAGCCCTAACGATAAATGGTATTTAGAGAAGATGGCAACGTGGGCTGTTGCTCGCCATCTTTGCGATAGTGTGAAATGGCAGACAGACGAAGAACCAGTAGAAAGCTACGAAGTCCCCGAAATGCCTAAATTAACAGTACCTCATAATATGGTACTCGAACCTTACGAATACCAAAAGGAAGGTATTGCTTATGCACTGGAGAAAAAGCGGTGCATAATGGGGGACGAGCCAGGACTTGGAAAGACGGCACAAGCGATAGGAACGATGACGGCAAGCGGAGCGTTTCCTGCATTGGTTGTTTGTCCGTCTTCTCTAAAAGTCAATTGGCAAAGAGAGTTTAAGAAATTCGGCAACGTAAATGCGGTAATATTAAGCGATAGCAACAGAACTACGTGGCATCGCTTTTGGGAGGCGAGAAATCAAAAAGGCGAGCCACTGGCAAAGGTATTTATTGTCAATTACGAAAGCCTTAAAAAAATCTTTGTAAGGAAGATAAAGGAGAGTTCGAGACTTACGCTACGAAGTATCGAATTTGATGAGCGTATAAATTTGTTTCGTTCTGTAATAATAGACGAGAGTCACAAATGCAAGTCAAGCAGGACACAGCAAAGTAAGTTTGTACAAGGCATAGCACGAGGCAAAGAATACGTATTAGAACTTACAGGCACGCCAGTTGTGAATAACAACGTTGATTTAATACAGCAGCTTAATATTATGGAACGGTTGGAAGATTTCGGAGGCTACTCTAAATTTATGGAGAGGTATTGCGGTGGTGTAAATCAATCAAGCCACTTAAAGGAGCTGAATTTCTTTTTGCATAAGTTTTGTTTTTTCAGACGGCAAAAGAAAGATGTACTAAAGCAGTTGCCCGACAAAACACGGTCTTATTTAGTTGTCGATATAGACAACCGAAAAGAGTACAACGAGGCAAAGGCGGACATACTGCAATATTTGAGAAATTATAAAGATGCAGACGATGAGAAGATACAACGTGCTATTCGTGGTGCTGTAATGGTCAAAATGGGGATATTAAAACAAATATCATCAAAAGGAAAGACAAAAGCAGCTGTTGATATAATACATAACACGATAGATGGTGGAAACAAATTGATAGTATTTTGTTTCTTAAAACAAGTTGTAAACGACCTTAAGACAGAGTTCCCCGATGCTGTTACGGTAACAGGAGAGGATAGCGACAAAGAAAAACAAAAAGCTGTCGATAAATTTCAAGAAGATGAGAAAACAAAACTTATCATTTTAAACTATCGAAGTGGCGGTACAGGATTAACGCTTACGGCTGCATCTAACGTGTTATTTATTGAGTTCCCGTGGACTTATTCAGATTGCTGTCAAGCGGAGGACAGAGCGCACAGAAATGGGCAAAAAAACGCTGTTGCGTGTACTTATCTACTCGGCAAAGATACAATAGACGAATATATGTACAAATTGATACAAACGAAAAAGGATATAGCTAACGGTGTAACAGGTACTATTGACAATATTAAGGAAAAGAAAATAAGTACACAGCAAATGCTGATGGACGCAGCTATGGACCTTTTCAAAGGTAAATATTAATGCTTATGAAACCTTTAACGGAAAGTCAGATACAAAAGGAATGTGTTGCTTGGTTTAGGCGCACCTATCCTAACATAGAGCAGTTATTCTTTGCTGTACCTAATGGTGGCGCACGCAATGCGTGGACGGCAAAAATAATGAAAGACGAAGGCGTACGAAGAGGTGTCGCTGATTTGATATTGCAAGTGCCGATAGGTGGATATGCATCTTTGTGTATAGAAATGAAAACGCCAAAAGGTAAGCAGTCTAAAAGCCAAAAGGAATACGAAAGAAAAGCAAAGGAAATGAAAAATAAGTACGTTGTTTGTCATTCTTTAAAAGAATTTCAAAAGGCGGTAACGGAATATATAAAGGGAGTGTGAGATTATGACGAGCTATATTAATTTGATAAATAATTTTTGGCTTCTTAGTGAAGAACACGATTTTCGCCCCATAGACATTGCGCTGTATTTTTATCTTTTAAGAATCGCGAACGGTCTATCGTGGAAGCCGTCCTTTCGTAGAAGTAACTTGGAAATTATGACAAAGTTAGGAATTAGCACACGTCATACATTTAACGATGCACGAAATAGATTAAAGATAGCAGGATTAATAGAGTATGCGACGTATAATGGTAAACCATTTTCTACCTATACTGTTATTGATACCTGTGCAAAAAATGCACAGGTTACTGCACAGGTTACT